TGCTGTATATGCTCCTTACGTTCCGTTAATCATGACACCTCTTGTGTATGATCCAAGTGATTTTACTCCAAGAAAAGGTGTGATGACTCGTTACGCTAAGAAGATGATCAGACCTGAGTTTTATGGTAAGATCCATATTGATGGATTAGATAAACTGTAAAATCAACAATAATGAGTTTGAGAGCTAATTTATTTTAGCTCTCAAACCCTTATTTAACTTGGAGAAATTCAATGGCGATCTTAAAACAAGTTACGGTTGATGGCAAAAAGCATAATACGCAGCAAATCCATAAAGTATCCGCAATAGCTGCGCACCAGTCCGCTGGTGCGAGAGTTCAAGTGAGTACGACAACTGGAGCGGCCACCCCAACGTTGGTGATGGCTGATTCCGGAAGAACGTATCTTATGGATAGTACTGATGGGACTATCGCGTATACGTTACCTGCAGTAGCCGGTGCCGGAGGATTTCATGCAACATTCATATTCAAAATTATTTCTGATAATGATGTTACCTGGACTTCTGGAGCTGACAACATGATTATGTCATGTACTAGCTTTACCGCATCAGGTGCAGCACAAGCACATACTACAGATACAGTAACTACAGTCAGATATAATGCTGACACAGTTAATTCTGTGGTTGGTGATAGACTCGAAGTATATTGCGATGGTACAAACTACATGTGTGTAGGTATGGCAAATACTCAGGGTTCTGCTCCGTGGGCTACATCTTAATGAGTTAAATCATAAGATATCAATAGTCTTTAGACCGAACAAAAATAAGAGGGGTAGTTTTACTACCCCTTTTTTATGTTAGGCTTTTTGTTATTACTGTATATTTATATAAGAACGCAACAGGAATAATTTTATGTCAAAATTTAGCTACATATACACAGATCCTTCAAACAAAAATGAGGTCACTCAGTCAACACCTTATGGGACGTACAATACCGATTCAGCTTTTATTGATGATAGTCTAAACGTATGTAAGTGGGTTGCGAGACGACTGGGTCATCCAGTAATGCAACTTGAATTTAATTCCGGATCAATATACACCTGTTTTGAAGAAGCAATATCTGAATATTCTTTACATATAAATCATTACAATATTAAGAATTGGATGTGGGAACAATATGGAAACGTTGACAGAGTTTCAGGATCCGTTATGAGTTCAACAGGTAGTATGGAACCCGTGCATGCAAATATGGGATCCACATTTATGTTATCAGAACAATATGGTACTATGGCAGGAGTAGGTGGTGGTGTTACACTGAAGAGCGGTTCCATATCATTAATATCAGAACAGCAAGATTATGATTTGAATGTGGATTGGGCTGCAGTTTCAGAAAGCTCAAATCGTATTGTGATACAAAAAGTATATAATCAAGGACCGTCATCAATTTCAAGATTTTATGATCCATTTGCAGGGTCTTTTGAACAACGTAATATGTTAGATCAATTTGGAATGGGAAACGTTTCACCAGCCGTTTCATACATTATGCGTCCTATATCATATGACTTAGCTAGAGCTAATGCTATAGAAACAAATGACTTAGTTAGGAAATCAGCGTATTCATTTGAAATAATTAATAACAGATTAAAACTATTCCCGGTTCCAACAGCAGATGATTCTGGTAATAAAATTTGGTTTGAATATTATGTTAGGAATGAGCTAACTGATACTACTAGAGATTATTCTACAAATAAAGTAACGGATCCAAGTAATGTACCGTATAAGTTTATCACATATAGTGGAATTAATGCGGCAGGTCGACAATGGATACGTAAATTTTCGTTATCATTAGCAAAAGAATTATTAGGAATAATTAGAAGTAAATACGCATCATTACCATTACCAAACGGTGAAGTAACCATGGATGGTGAAGCATTGAAAGCAGAAGGTAGAGAAGAAAAAGATGCGTTATTAGAAGAACTGAAAGAATTTTTAGAAGGAGTAACATTATCTGAAAGAGCTCGAGCTGAAGCTGATACAGCACAAGCTAATCAAGAAATTTTAGCAAGGTCCCCAGTTGGTATTTATATAGGATAGTGTTATGGCTGAAACAAGACCATTTTTTATACCACAAAAAGAAGTAGATCTTTTTGACACTCTAAATGAAGAATTGATTGATGATGTTTTAGGCCAATATGTTGACATTTATAAGATATCATTAGAAAATACTGATTCAAATATTTATGGTGAATCAAGCACAAAATATTATGATACCGGTTTTAGAGTTAACTGTTTGATTTCCTTTGAAGAACCAACAGTTGATATAGGTGACATGGGTCCAGACCTAAATGCTAATTTAGAAATGTATTTTCATCGGACCACACTTTCTGAAGCAGGGTTTGCACCGGAAATAGGAGACATCGTATATTGGAATGATTTTTATTGGGAGATGAATGCTGTCACAGAACCACAGCTAATTGGTGGTCATCAAGCATTTAAACATATGATAAAAGCTGTAGCGAATAGAATACGTCAATCATCATTACAAATAGTAGAGAGACCTAAATAATGAAAAGAATTCATAAAATTAAAATGTCAGATTTTCCAATACCGACTACTAAGGTGTTTAAAGATAAGCGTAAAAAAAGTAGAAGTGAAGAAAAATTAAATTTAAAAAAACAACTGGATTATTAAATGATTAAATTAAAAGAATTATTAGAAAAGATGAGTGTTGGTGACGACTATTATGGCACTGCTCGATTAAAAGGTGGTAGACAAGTTCAACTATATCGTAGTAATGAAGCTGATCGACATTCCATCGGAAAAAAATATAGAATTAAAAAACATGACTATTATCTACTTGTAAAGGGGAAGGGTGCTGATTATGTAGTAGATACCGGTACACATATTTTAAAGAAAGCTGGTAAGTGGGCACAAGGATACATACAACGAAAATTGAGTGGTACTGGTAAAGAGAGATTCACGTAATGGCTGTTCAACCACTCGCAAGCACTAAACGGATCGTTAGGACATCAGGGAATCCACCGATAAAACCTATTGTTAGGAAAGCACCTCAACATACTGTTGTAGAAGAGGATCTAAATTTGTACGGTGATAATAAACCATTACCACCTCAACAACCAAATATTGATATAAATCAGTTAGCTAATGCAATAGCTGGAAAAATTACAAATGGAAAATCTTTAAAAACAGCACCAGTAGAAGTTGATATAAAAAGAGAGATTGCTATTTCAAATGTAGATAAGAACGCAGTAGAATCAGATGTTTATGAAGGAAAGGTAATGACAAAAAGTCAAAAATTACGTACATTAAGGAGAACTCAACGTGGCAGTTAAACCGATAACCAATAAATCAGTAGTAGCAGGTGGTTCTGTGGATCGAGCTGCACAGCGATCATTTCGTAATACTGAAATTGGAAATAGATCTGAAAGAGCAAACCCGGGTTTAAATTTTGGTAGAGGATTAAGTATAGGTATTAAAGATATCGATACTACAGTAATGACTCATATAAAGAACGTAATGAAACCGGTTGTTAGAGAAGCTGGAGAAATAGTTAGATGTCCTGTGTTGTATGGAAACGAAGAACGGTGGAAGTCTGTTAGAGCAAATGGGGTGTTACGAGATAATAATAGCAGCCTAATATTACCATTAATGATGATACGACGAACTGGATTATCTATGAATCCAGACTTACCATTATCATTTGATCACGATGTTAGAGGTGAATTCATATCAATTATAAGAGGCAATAAGTGGTCTAAGAAAAATCATTATGATAAATTTTCTGTACAAAATGGCGCGAAACCAAGTATGGAATTAATTGCAACAGGGATGCCGGATTTTGTAGTTGTTTCATATAATATAATGATGTTTACTGCGTATATGGATCAAATGGCTGACCTTATAGATTTATGGGTTGAACATTTAGAAACCTACTTTGGTGAGTCAACTAAGTATAAGTTGTTATCAGCATTAGAAGGAGATATATCAGATTCATCTGAAATGGATAGTGCTGGAGAAAGAATTATAAAAAATGAATTATCAATAACCATTAAGGGATATATGATACCAGAATTTACAGATAATATTTTTGGGAAATCTGCAGAGATGAGTAAAATACTTACACCAAGAAAAGTCACTTTTGGATATGAAGGAAACGCTTCAGATTATCAGACCAAAAAATAAAAATCATTATATATATTAATATAAACAATAATACGGAGGTTACTTATTATGGCTAAACCAGTCAAATTTGAAAAAAAAGAGCTAGAACAAATCGCAACTTTTCAAAATCAGTATGTACAACATCAAAATAATCTAGGACAGATAGCTGTGCAAAGGATTCAAAACGAACAGAGAATGGAAGAATTAGATGGTATGGAAGATGAAGTACGACAAGCATTCGAAAAAACACAACAAGATGAACAAGCGTTTGTTAGGCAAGTAAATGATAAATACGGTCCAGGAGTACTAAATCCTGAAACTGGAGAATTTACAGCTAACGAACCTACGGATATAGATTCAGACACTTCAGAAACTACTTAAAATAGTTTGGGCTAAATCCATAAATATATATGGTTTTGTTTTTTTTATCATATTTATATTTGATGAAACGGACCATTCTATATATTTATCAAATAAAAATTTTAAAGGAGACTCAGCATGCCCTCAAGTGAAAAGGTAGTAAGTCCTGGCGTATTTACTAACGAAATAGATCAAACATTTTTACCAGCCGCAGTAGGGGATATTGGAGCCGCTTTAATCGGTCCAACAGTCAAAGGCCCAGCTGGTATACCAACAACAGTAACAAATTATTCAGAATACCAACAGACGTTTGGGGATACATTTAAAAGTGGTAGTGGTTACTATTCATATCTAACATCTTACACAGCAAGAGAATATCTTAAACATGGATCTTCTTTAACAGTAGTAAGATTACTAGGTGGTACTTATAGTACTGCAGTAGCTAATGTTCCAACTGGTAGCATAGGTCCTGCAGGGACGGGGTATAATACCGGTAGTTCTACAGCAACAGATTGGGATGCTCACGATCAGAATTCTTTTAAATTGCATACACTCTCACACGGTTCAATTCTAAATGGAGCTGTTCCAACTGGAGGTGGTTATGAGGGAGGAGATCTCACAACTTCAAATTTAAATAAATCAGGCTCATCTAGCAATTTAAGATGGGAAGTATCTACTGTCAATCCTAAGAAAGGTACTTTTACATTATTAATTAGACGTGGTAATGACACTCACAAGAGAAAGCAAACTCTTGAGACTTGGAATAACGTATCACTAGACCCACGTGAACCAAATTATATTGCAAAGGTAATTGGAGATCAGTCATACACATTAAAAGATAGTGGAACAACTGAACCGTACTTACAATTAAGTGGATCATATGTAAATAAATCTAAGTATGTCAGAGTTGAAGTATTAAAAGATACTGCAGGATATTTAGATACAAACGGAAACATCACAGAAAACGCTGCCGGTCACGCTGTAATTACTGGTTCACTTCCAGGTATTAATAGTGGATCATTTGTAGGTGGATCAGATGGATGGATAGGATTCGATTCATTAGGAAATCAACTGGGTGATACATCCGCTGTTAATTTTTACGACAAAATAACAGATGACAATTCACAAGGGTATGACTTATCAGGTGGAGCATCATCAAACACTGGTAGAGGATTTGCAGCATATCAAGATGCTATTAATCTATTAGGTAACCAAGATGAGTATGATATTAACTTAGTATTGTTACCTGGACTTATTGATAACGGAACGGGTTGTGGAGCTTTAATCACAAAAGCAATTGATATGTGTGAAAACAGATCGGATGCGTTTACCGTTGCAGATCCAACTTTTTACGATGCAGCTATAACAACTGCAACTGGTGAAGCAGAAGGCAGAGATTCAAGTTATGCAGCAATGTATTATCCTTGGGTTCAAATCGCAGACCCAGATTTAAATAAAAGCGTTTGGGTACCACCATCAGTTGTAATGGGTGGTATATTTGCATTCAATGATAAAGTAGCACATCCTTGGTTCGCACCTGCTGGATTAAATAGAGGTGGAATCGATGTAGCAGTTCAAGTTGAGCGTAAGTTAACACATTCCAATAGGGATGATTTATATGAATCTAATGTAAACCCAATAGCAACTTTTCCTGGACAAGGAATTTGTGTGTGGGGTCAAAAGACATTACAGAAAAAAGCCTCAGCATTAGACCGAGTAAATGTAAGACGATTAATGATAAGAGTCAAGAAGTTTATTGCAAGTTCTTCAAGGTTCTTAGTGTTTGAGCAAAACAACGCTTCAACTAGAAAAAGATTCCTAGCAATAGTGAATCCTTATTTAGAGCAAGTCCAGTCCAATTCAGGTCTGAATGCATTCAGAGTTGTTATGGATGAAACGAATAATACACCAGATTTAGTAGATAGAAATATTCTATATGGTCAAATATTCTTACAACCTACAAGAACAGCTGAGTTTATTGTACTTGATTTTACAATTCAACCGACAGGTGCGACATTCCCTGAATAAGATATAGGAAACCAACATGGCGTCAAGTGAAAAAGTAGTAAGTCCTGGTGTATTTACAAATGAAATAGATCAAACATTTCTACCAGCTGGGGTTGGTGATATTGGAGCGGCTGTAGTCGGTCCAACAGTTAGGGGACCTGCTGGAGTACCAACACAAGTCGGCAGTTATAGCGAGTATCAGCAAATCTTTGGTGATGTATTCGAAAGTGGTAGTGCTGATTATCAGTACATGACTTCATTAACTGCAAGAGAATACTTGAAGCATGGTAGCGCACTTACGGTTGTTAGAGTACTTGCTGGATCATATGGTGGTGCTTCTGTTGAAGTATCATCTTCAATTGACCCATTTGTTATTGGTGAATCAAATTCAAGATTAACAAAGGGATCTGGATCTTTATTGTTAGGTGGTGGATATGATGCTGGAACATCAAGCGCAGCTTGGCAAAAAGATACAATTAAATTTTCAGTAACATCATCAGATGCTAGACTTGGTGCAGTTACTAAAGTAGCTTTTCGGTTCACTGGGTCACAAGCTAGCATTATGAACAATACAGCTAATGAAATTTGGGTTGTAACATCTTCAAGAGCGGATGGAGACGCTAACGTTTTTGCAGCTTCTGCCTTGAGAGATGCTATTAATAATAGTCAATCACTACACCAACTAACTCATTTGTCAGCAAGTAGTGACGGAGCGTTTACTGTAGGTTTCACGGGTAGTGTTGCTGGTGAAACAGACGTTTTATATTCACACGGAATGAAGGGTGCCGGCACAGATGTATTTACGTTCCACACATCTTCATGTATGACTGGTTCATTTCTAGGTGACCAAGTAGGTGTTTTATCTAGCACATTGAGATATGATGGATCTAAATCAACTGAACAGTTAGTATTTAAATTACATACTCATGCTGATGGTGAAATTTTGAATAGTGGGAATGGTGTTGATTTACACGGTAGCACTGAAGGACTATTGCTTTCAGGATCAGCTAATAATTTTAGATACGAAATTACTTCACTAAATGAAAACAAAGGTACATTTTCTTTAGCAATACGTCGTGGTGATGATACAATAAAGAAAAAGCAAGCTGTTGAATCTTGGAAAAATTTATCTTTAGATCCAAATTCAAATAATTACATAGCTAAAGTAATTGGTGATCAGAAGATAGTACTTAGAGGTAGCGGGACAGATGATCCATATTTAACGTTGAGTGGATCATATCGAAACAATTCTAAATATGTTAGAGTCGAAGTGCTGAATACCACAGTAGATTATCTTGATGAGAATGGTAATCTCAGACTCAATTCATTATCTGGGTCACTACCAACATTCTTTAGTGGATCTAATAGTGGTTCATTTGGTGGTAGTTTTAGTGGAGGAAGTGACGGTACGGTTCAACATCCTAAGAATTTTTATGATAAGATTGCAGATACAAACTCACAAGGTTTAAATCTTAACGTAGCTGGTAGTGGACAAGATGCTTACATAGATGCTATCAGATTACTTGGTAACCAAGATGAATATGATGTTAACTTAATTCTACTACCGGGTGTAGTAGATGCTGGAACTGGTGGCGGAACTATTTTGACTAGAGCTATTGAGACTGTTGAAAAAAGAGGTGATGCTTTTATAGTAGCAGATCCGGTATTTTACGATTCCGCTATAACAACCGCAACCGGTGAAGCGGAAGGTAGAGATTCAAGCTACGCGGCAATGTATTATCCGTGGGTACAAATAAACGATCCAGTAGTAGGAGGCGTATGGGTACCACCTTCTGTAGTAATAGCAGGAGTGTATGCTTTTAATGATAGAGTCGGTCAGCAATGGTTTGCACCAGCCGGTTTAAATAGAGGCATCATTGATTCAGTGCAGCAAGTTGAAAGAAAACTTACACATTCATCAAGAGATACATTATATGAAAGCAACGTTAATCCTATAGCAATATTCCCAGGTCAGGGAGTTTGTGTGTGGGGTCAAAAAACATTACAGATGAAAGCATCTGCTTTGGATCGAGTAAATGTTCGTAGGTTACTTATTACGTTAAAGAAGTTTATAGCAAGCACAAGTAGGTTTCTAGTTTTTGAACAAAATAATTCTAAAACAAGACAGCAATTTCTAAGTATAGTTAATCCTTATATGGAACAAGTACAATCCAATTCAGGATTAACAGCATTTAGGGTTGTTATGGATGCATCCAACAACACACCAGATTTAGTAGATAGAAATATTCTATATGGTCAAATATTCGTACAACCGACTAGGACGGCAGAATTTATAGTGCTTGATTTCACATTACAACCAACAGGGGCTACGTTCCCTGAATAATTTTATGGGTATTTTTTTGATTAATCCATATTTATATATGAACAAGAATATAACCTATGTAGGAGAAATTAAATGCCTGATTTAGTAGATGCAACTGACATAATGTTTACACCGTTTGAGCCAAAGCTCAAAAATCGGTTTATCATGCAGATTGATGGTATCCCTGCTTATATGATAAAAGCAATTAATAGACCAACTATCTCATTTGAAGAAGTTGAGTTACACCACATGAACGTGAAGCGTTTCGTTAAGGGGAAAGCGACGTGGGAAACTTTAGAAATAACATTATACGATCCAATAGTACCTTCTGCATCTCAGGCTGTTCTTGAATGGATTCGTTTAGGACACGAATCAGTAACCGGTCGTGATGGATATTCAGATTTTTATAAAAAGGATATTACATTCAACGTACTTGGTCCAGTAGGCGATATAATAGAAGAGTGGACACTAAAAGGAGCTTTTATACAATCAGCAAATTTTGGTGATATGTCTTTTGAAGATAGTGCTCCAGTAGAAATTTCACTTACTCTTAGATACGATTACGCCATCTTACAGTTCTAATTCTGCAATAAGCTAACCTAAAAGTATGCAATACTGCATACTATGTTCAATTTTTATGCACTAGTGCATATCCTAAAATTGTTTTAAATCTCAGTTCTTATTTATATGCATGCAATTGATAATAATATTAATTGTAAGTGAGGAGAACTGAAATGTTCAAAAACCTAATAAAGAAACTAAAGAGTAATAGAGGAAATTCACTTGCTGAATTTGCAGTTACTACGGCTATGATGGCGACACTCGCTACAACCGCCGCTCCAAAATTTGGTGGAGTTGGTACGGGAGCCAAAGAAAAGAAAACCATGAACAACATTGACAAGATTATATCTGTTGGTAATAACTTTTACAACGCAGCTATATCCGATGAAGGTCGTGGAAGATTCCCAGGTCAAACTAAGTATGACGAAGGAGTAGGTGGAGTAACACTTTCAGAAGGTGTAACTACTGATGAAGCTCTTGAAGTCTATGTAGATACAATACTTGATGGATTAGATGCATACGACGCTGATTTATCAGATTTCGTATATGTCTTTTCACCAGCATCAAATGACGATGATGCCGTTGAAGGTGATTGGATGACACCAAGTAATACTACACTTCTATATGATGTAGATGGTGCAGCTGATTTCAAAAAGAACTTTGGTAACACAGGAATGCAATCACCCTTTCAGGATGGTTCATATATTTACTTGGTTATCCAAGGAACTGGTAGTGGTACTGATGCACAATCACCAGTATTACTTGTCGCTGATACTGAGAATCCATCACAATTCTATAAAACGTTAGTACCTTAAAACTTTATTAAAAACAGGGAAAGATCCCGGAAAGAGAAAATAATGAAGAAACTAGATAACAACAAACACAACGGATTTACTCTTATTGAGTTAATCATGGTTATGATCATTTTAGGCATTTTAGCTGCAGTAGCTATTCCAAGATACATGGATACTATTGTCAATTCTGAAATAGCCGCTGAAGATGCAGTCATAACTAACATTGAGGCAGCTTTAGAGAATCATGCAATACATAAGTTGATTGATAGTGGTCGTAGAATATGGCCAGACAATCCTTTTGATGCTCTTAAAGTACCACCTCAATCTTACACGACGGACGGAACAAATGCTGACTCGGACCAAGAATGGACATTTGTAGAAGGCAATCCCGCTCATATAACCCACCAAAGATCTGATAATACTAGGTGGAAGTGGGCTTACGATGCTGGTATTAATACTGGCACCGATGCTGATACTACAGGGTACCTATTAGGAAGAGAAAGTTTGTCCAGTGAGTAACAGAAATGGATTTACTATGGTCGAACTAATAATGGTGATGGTTATCATCGGTATATTAGCGGCTGTATCAATTCCAAGATTTGCTGGTATCGTAAGGCAATCTGAAGTAGCCTCCGAACAAGGGGTTTTAATTAGTATGGTGGCTGCTTTAGACACTTGGTCTCACGAACGGTATATCGAAGAAGGGATACTAAAATGGCCATCGAATCCATTCAATGCACTCAACAAGGTACCACCAGCGTATGATAAAACTGGTGAAACTGCTATGATTGAAATGAACGATAGCGATTGGATATTTACAGGCACAGATGACCAACAATATCCAAACAGAATTGTTCATAGGCGGAAACAAGATAGTTTGGCTATATGGACATACGACCCATTAACTGGGGAATTAGGTTATTCAGACCCACCTTATGTTCCAGCCGAAATGCTTTATAGATCAGACTTAGGAGAATAATATGAAAAACTTCATTAAGTATTTAATATACAAAAAAAATGAAGGTTTTACTTTAGTTGAACTAATTATGGTTATAGTCATTTTAGGAATTTTAGCTGCAGTTGCAATGCCAAAGATGATGAATACGTTGACTAAGGCGGAAATTGTAGCAGAACAAACTGTAGTCAATCAAATTTGGGCAGGATGCGAATCATATGCAGCTGATGAATTGATAACAAATGGTCTCGAAAGATGGCCTTTTCATCCTTTAACTATGTTGGGAAGAAGTCGTAATCTAAAACTTAATTTAGAATACGGTGTACCTGATGAAGATAAAGAATGGCAATTCAGTTTAGATGCAGTTAATGAACCAGCTATATTTCATAGAAGACCTGATGATGAGATATATTATTATACTTATGATTCAACAAACTTTGAATTAGCTGAACTCGGATTAAGATTCATAGCATCAGAATGGTAAATAACATGAATGAAAAAGACAAAAATACCTGGAAAGAAACCGGCCTAATATGTGCTATTGGGCTGGTTTTATTTCTTACGATATCGAGTAACGGTGACACAAAACCACACTCAGCACCCAACATTTCTTCTGAAGAAGCATTTTATCAATACCCATTGGAAGCGTGGCAGACAGAAAATAAAGATGGTGATATAGTAAAGATTAAATATTTGGTTGAGCAAGAGAATACTAAAGTTCGTGTATATGATTCACAAGGTAAAATAGTTCACGAACAACCATTTGATTTGGATAGGCATAGGGACGGTAGAGAGAGAATAATGACTTATAATTGGAAATTGTATAAAACGGAATGGTCTCAGAACATAACTCCTGGTATTTATACCATTACAGTTGGTACTGTTTATCAAGAAAGTGGTAGGTCTATAGAAATTGAAGTCTCGTGAAATACATAACATTTTTTTTATTGATAAGTGTTATATTTTCACAAGAAAAATACAATGGGCATTTTAGAGGGCGCCCGTGTGATGATACAGAGGTTAGAGGATATTCAGGGTTACCCGCTTGGAAAAACTATGGTGAATGGTTAAGTGAATGTGATTCGTTAGCGTCAGCTTGGGAAGACTCTACATTTGCTATTATTCTTGAAGAACGGAATAAAAAACGATTAGAAGAAGAAAAAAGACGTGAAGAAGAAATAGCAGCTATTGATTTTGATAAAGAATTAGATTTAGATGCAATGTGGGATAATACTGTTTGGAATGAAATTACAGAGATTGGTGAAGAATATGTTGGTGAAGTAGAACAAATAACTGCAGTTGCTGGAGTTCGAGGTGCAGAAGCGGAAGATGAAGCCCTTCATTACTTATATTATAGACGTAGCATGAAAGGTATCGCTATGATAGATCTACAAAAAGCATACGGGAAACTGATAAATACACGAGCTAATCTCACAAAATCAGATCCACAACATCCAAAATTAGAGAAAATAAATTTCTTATTGTTACAACTTGAAATTAAAATGAAGAAAGTTTAATTTCGTTATATTTATATATATGACAACATTTGAGGAAATCATAGAATATGTGTTAGAACACGAAGGTGGATATGTGAATGATCCAACCGATCGTGGAGGTGAAACAAATTTTGGTATAACGAAACGGTTTTATCCAAAGGTAGATATCAAAAACCTCACAAAAGAACAAGCTAAAAAAATATATCATCAAGATTACTGGAGACCAGCTAAATGTGATGATATCCCACCAAGACTACGGCATATTTATTTTGATATGTGTGTAAACTTTGGACGAAGTGGGGCTGTAAAGGTATTACAAAGGGCAGCTAATGCGAAAGGTGCTGGCTTGATAGTTGATGGTAAAATAGGACCAAAGACTATCAATTCACTTGAGACGGTTCGAAATGCACGAATCAGATCATACAGAGTATTAAAATTTGCAAAAATAGTTCTAGAAAAACCAGAACAAGAGAAATTTTGGTATGGTTGGTACAACAGGGCCTTGGAGGTCTAATGCCGAATTACAGAGTAGTAAAACAAGCGGTTGGTAAACCGGCTGACATTGAACAATGGGCTTGGGACGTTACTAACGTTGCATATGTTGGAAGACTAAGTGCAGACGAAACATTATGGGAATTTAGTGGTAGTGGAGCACAAGCTAATGCAAACGCCAAAGCTGCTGAATTGTCAGGATCTGACACAACTGAAAGATCATACAAAGTAATAGAAATATAAACATAAGTTATAGGAGATAGGTTATGGCTGAAAGTAAACAGAAATATCCTTCTGAAGTAGTTGATTTGCCAAGTAAAGGTAAATTGTATCCAAAAGAACATCCCCTGCATTCAGGGAAGATTGAGCTTAAATACATGACAGCTAAGGAAGAAGATATTTTAACATCACAAAACTTAATTAAGAAGGGTGTCGTAATTGAGAAGTTACTCGACTCACTCATACTCACACCTGATGTAACATCAGATGATTTAATATTAGGTGATAAAAACGCTGTAATGGTTGCTATTCGAAT